AAACTATATCTACAACCTCCGTATCTAGTTTGGTGAGGGCTCAGGAAGGAACAACGGCTGCAGCACATGCTGCTGGTGCAACTGTAGAATTTTTCCAACTACATAAAGTCCCGTTGTCACAAGTAAATAAAACACACACAGCAATCGGTAACATAGATTTGGATTCATATACTATCACTCTTACGAGTAGTCCAGTGTTTGACGGTGGCTCTGGTTCTAGTGCGGAAAATGGTGGTGCAAATGTCACTGCGACAGAAAACCACATTATTAATACTGGATTTACACAGATAAGCACACTGGAACCAGAGGGTACACAAATCACTGGTACAATTAGACCAACGACTGCGACTAGTGTATCTGGTGTAGAAACTTCATTTACAAAAACCTCTGCTACAAATGCGATTGGTATCAGTTTAAATGACAATACTGAATTTGATGATTGCTTCATGATTGCATCAGAGATAAATGAAACTAACGAGATGAGTGGTACTAAATCTTATACCACAGACTTAACTTTAACAACTGATAGGCCTAACTTATCGCCTCTTATTGATTTGAAAAGAACCTCTTGGGTTTCCGTTGCCAACAGAATTAATAACATTGACTCAGCATCTGATCTTGCGTCAAATTTAACATTTGTCGCATCGACAGAACCAGAGGGTGATAACAACGCTGCAATCTATATCACAAAGAAAGTCATATTAGAAAATCCAGCGACTGCGATTAAAGTTCTCCTAAGTGCTCATAGACCACCAACGTCTGAAATAAAAGTTCTATTTAAGACATTGGGCGCTCAAGATTCAGTTGATTTTGATGACTTAGATTATCAATTCTTTAATACTGATGGTAGTGCAGACTCATTTGTAAATCCGTCCTTGGATAGAGATGATTTTCAAGAGTATGTGTTCAGCGCTGGTGTTACCGATGACGGTATCGGTGATCCACTAGATGAGTTTATTTCCTTCTCTATCAAGATTGTGATGCAAGGGACAAATATGTCTGAACCACCAAGAATTAAAGATTTACGAGCAATCGCACTGGCAACATAATGAGTGATAATTATAAACAAGTTGAGGGTGAATCAGATTTAGTAAGAGATATGAACTCTACTGCTATAATCAATCGTAATAAGTCTGCCTATGAAATGGCTAAAAAAAGATCAGAACAAGCAAAAAAGAAACTTATGGAAGAAGAAGAACAAAGGGACGCAATCAGAAACGCAACGAGAGAGATAAATACTTTGAAATGTGAGATGCATGAAATAAAGTCTCTGTTACAACAACTGGTAGATAAGTAATGGCAATACCATCATCAAAAGCTACATTTAAAAGTTACTGTTTAAGAGCTCTCGGTTTCGGAGTCATAGATATCAACGTGTCTGATGACCAAGCAGATGACAGAATAGATGAAGCGTTACAATATTTCTCACAATATCATTATGATGGTATTGAAAGAATGTATTTGAAACATTTGATAACAACTGCCGATGTGACTAGGGGCAGAGAAAATGCCACAACGTCTGTGACCGATAAACTGGATAGTGGAGTGACAGCTGATTGGTTGGAGGGTAAAAATTATATACCTGTTCCCGATACTGTAGTCTCTGTTGTGCAAGTGTTTCCTTTTAGTGATACCTCAAGTCGCTCTAACTTATTTGATATTCGATATCAATTAAGACTGAATGATTTGTATGACTTCTCTTCGCAATCAGTGATACACTATGAACTAACAATGAAACATCTAGATTTTTTAGAACATATTTTGGTGGGTGAAACACCGATTAGATTTAATCAACACCAAAACCGTTTATACATAGATGCTGATTTTGAAAATGATTTTGTCGCTGACCAAGACTATATAATCATAGAGTGTTACAGAAAACTTGACCCTGACTCATATACAGATATATATGATGATATCTATTTAAAACGGTATGCGACTGCACTGATTAAAAGGCAGTGGGGTGCAAATCTTAGTAAGTTTAATGGTGTCACGATGTTAGGTGGTGTGACCATGAACGGTGCAGAAATCTATTCACAAGCACAAGAAGAGATACAAAGACTAGAGGAACAAATACAGTTAGCTTATGAATTGCCAGTAAATTATATGATAGGATAAATTATGGCAGTCAACTCAATTTTTCATACCAGTAATGCAGCAGCATTAGCGACTGAGCAAAATCTATATAGAGACTTAGTGATTGAGTCTATCCAGATATATGGACATGATGTCCACTATCTAGATAGAACTTTAGTCAATGAAGATACTATTATGGGAACAGACAGTCTTGCGAAGTTCACCACACAAGCAAAGATTGAAATGTATATGGAAGATAGTGAGGGTGGATTTGCTGGTGAGAAAGAACTCATAAGTCAGTTTGGTCTACAAAATTTAAGTGAGGCCACATTTGTTGTTGCAAAGAACAGATTTCAAGACCTGACAAAACAAATTACTATTGAGTCGGGAACTGACACTCTTAGTGGTTCAATACTTTTAGAGGACGGGACACTTGATAGTGGAACCGTTGAAGCTTCTGCTTCTTTTGAGAGTGGCTATATCATCTCTGAAGCGTCATCAACAGATTCAGATAGGCCACTTGAGGGTGATTTAATTTTTCATCCAATCCTATCAAAGTTGTTCCAGATTAATTTTGTAGACCACGATGAACCATATTTTCAGTTAGACAATAATCCAGTTTTTAAATTGCGTTGTCGGTTGTTTGATTACAGTTCTGAAGTTCTTGATACTGACATTAGTGCGATTGATGCGATTGAAGATAACTTATCAACGGATACTATGACCACCCAGTTCACTCTGGAAATGGAGACGGCAACAATTGATGCGTTGAACTTAGAGAATGAGTTTGGTAGACTTATTTACGATACTGATGGTGATGATATCGTTGCACTGGAAACAAGCGACATGACAACTTCTGCTGGTGTTCTTCTTTCAGAGACAGGAGAGTTCTTATTACAAGAGACATATATAATTGGAGATGGAAGCACCACTGATGACGGGAATGTGGACACTATGGCACAGAATGAGTTGTTTGAATCTGAAGATGGTTCAATATCGTCCACAGCTGCAAACTCTGTGTTGGATTTCTCAGAGTCTAATCCATTTGGTGATGCGGGAGGATAATTTATAATGCTAGGACAACAATTTTACCACGAAACAATCCGAAAAATAATTGTAGGATTTGGTACAACATTCAATAATATTAATTTAGTCAGGAAAGACAGCTCTGGTAATGTTGCTCAGTCTATGAAAGTTCCTCTTGCGTATGGTCCCAGAGAAAAGTTTCTGGTGAGACTTCGGTCTGACGCTGATTTGTCAAGTAAGGTTGCAATAACACTTCCTAGAATTGGTTTTGAAATTCAAAACTTATCGTATGACCCAGCAAGAAAATTAAGTCGTGTTCAGAAGTTTAAGAAAGTTAAAGGTAATACGAGTAGACAACTAGACACTCAATTTATGCCTGTCCCATATAACTTAGAAATTGTTTTATATGTCTTAGCAAAACAATCAGATGATGCATTACAGATTGTTGAACAGATTTTACCGTTCTTCCAACCAGACTACACAATAACAATTAATGACATGGCTGATATGGGGATTAAAAGAGACGTTCCTATAGTTTTAAATAGTATATCTTATGAGGACAATTATGAAGGAGAGTTTGAACAACGAAGAGCATTAATATATACAATGAACTTTACATGTAAATTCTACTTGTATGGCCCTGTTACTTCCAGTAACGTCATCAAAACTGCTCAAATTGATTCATATACTGATTTACCAGATCAGTCACCAAAGAGAGAACAAAGATACTCAGTTACACCAAAACCATTTAGCGCCGATGCTGATGATGATTTTGGTTTCAATGAGACATCATCATTCTTTGAGGATGCAAAAAACTTTAATCCTGTAACTGGACAGGATGAAGAGAGTGAAGATTAAAAATGTCTGATAAAGTTATTGATGAAGCTTTAGGAATTGTTGGACCGTTTAAAATGCCTGCTCAAGATTTGGTTGATTCTGGTCAGTGTCCAACAGAAAAACCTAAACTTGAAATTGCAAATCAACAAGATTGGGGCGATTTAAATGATGCGGAGAGAGATTATGAATACCAACGACAAAACTTCTACAATTTGGTCGAAAGAGGAACGGATGCAGTGGAAGGAATTTTGGAACTCGCAAAAGAATCAGACCACCCCAGAGCATATGAGGTTGCTGGAAATCTTATCAAACAGGTGGCAGAGGTTACTGAAAAACTTGGCGACCTTCAAGAAAAAATGAAGAAACTAAAAGAGGTGCCAAGCAATGCACCTAAAAATGTTACTAATGCTTTATTTGTGGGGAGCACTGCCGAGTTGCAAAAAATGTTAAAAGAGAAATAACATGGCTGACCAAAACCAGTATCTAGGCAACCCAAATCTAAAAAAGACAAACACTGTCGTAGAGTTTACAAAAGATGATATCAAAGAATATCATAAGTGCGCCCAAGACCCTCTCTATTTTATTGAGAACTATGTACAGATTGTCTCACTAGACGAGGGCCTTGTTCCATTTGAAATGTATGACTTTCAGAGAGGCATGGTTTCGACCATGCATGATAATAGGTTTTCTATTTTTAAGTTACCTAGACAGTCTGGTAAATCCACCACCATTATAAGTTATCTTTTGCACTATGCGTTGTTCAATCAAAATGTCAACATTGCTGTTCTTGCAAACAAATCGTCAACTGCAAGAGACATTCTAAGTCGTTTACAACTTGCATATGAAAACCTTCCAAAGTGGATGCAACAGGGCATCATAGCGTGGAACAAGGGTAACATAGAGTTGGAGAATGGTAGTAAGATTATAGCGGCTGCTACATCTTCAAGTGCCATTCGAGGGGGTTCATATAATATTATTTTCTTAGACGAGTTTGCTTTTGTTCCATCGAATGTTGCAGAACAGTTTTTTGCTTCTGTTTACCCAACAATCACCTCTGGTCAAAGCACAAAAGTTATCATTGTGTCCACACCACATGGAATGAATATGTTCTATAAGATATGGATAGATGCACAGGAAAAAAGAAACGATTACGTTCCAATTGATGTTCATTGGAGTGAAGTGCCAGGCAGAGATGAGGAGTGGAAAAAAGAGACTATACGAAACACCTCTGAGTCACAGTTCAATTCGGAGTTTGAGTGTGAGTTTCTGGGTTCTATCGACACTTTGGTAAGTCCAGTGAAAC